AGTTATTTGATTGCAAAGGGGTTACGTGCTGCTATCGGATATTCGTACGTCGAAAAAAATATTAAGTACAAGCAGAAAATTGATGATAAGGGTGTAGTTACCAAGTACGCTGCTGAGACTTCAGAATTTCATAAGGAAATGAAACCTGACTCGACACTTCTCATGTTTCTCCTTTGTAACATATCAAGGCAGTTAAAAGAAGAAGAGCCTTGGATAAGTAACCATAAAATTGAAATAGATCAGAATAAAAATATAAATGTTAAGATTTCAGGGAAGGTTGTTACAGAACAGATAACACGATTGGCAGGGGCGTTCTTACCAAAGGATATTATTGAGACGGAATTTACAGATGACAAAAAGAATAAGCAAATTGATGGAAGACCCAAGCATTCTTCTGGAAGCAATTCCAAGAAGCGTGGAGGAGAATCTCAGATGGAGGATAAAGTTACACAGTAAAATGTCACTTGATCCGGGAATGCTTTATGCTTATCTGGAACTTTGCAGGAATAAACCACAGATATTATTTAATTCATCCTTTTTTGTATATGAAGCTCGTGCCATGCCCGGTAAGCAGAACGTGCCTTTCATTTTAAGACCTCAGCAAGAATATGGTGTAGAGCGTTTGAAGTATGCAATTGACAACGCAACTGAAATGAATCCTCACAACTTAATATTTGATAAAAGTCGTGAAGAGGGTGCAACAGAAATTATCTGCAAGATGTTTGGTGCTTATTTTTTGTTGTATGATGATATGTCTTTTCTTGTTGGTTCCAGAGCAGAGCATTTTGTGGATCAGGGTGTTCGTCTTCCTACAAAGGGCACAAGAGTACCCGGCTTACATAAATCTCTTATGCACAAAATACTTTATGGCTTATGGAATTTGCCTGAGTACATGCGGCCTAATATGTTTAAGAGTCATTTGTCATTAGAGAATTTAGATAATGGTTCCAAGATAGGCGGTGAGGCAACTACAGATAATTTTGGTGCAGCAGATAGAGCAAAGGCAGTTCTTGTAGATGAAGCTGCTCGTATTGAGCCAATAGTAGCTCAGTACATTATCGATAACATACAAGACGTTACGCCGTGTTGTATTTTCAACAGCACACATTTTAAGTGGGGAAGTGGACATCCATACAGCAGGCTTATCAACAGCAATAAGGTTGAAGTAATTGTTCTTGGTTGGGAAGATAATCCAGTAAAGAATCCCGGATTGTATAATTCTCCTGAGATGGATGTAATTCAGATATATGATATTGATTATTATCGAGAGAAATGTCCAACAATATTCAATGAGATAGAAGACCATAAGTCCTTTATTTACAGTGACTTACAGTTGAAGGTTGCTGAATCATCGGATGAAGTTCAAGAGCAAATGGGTAGTATTAGCTTTGTTGCTGATGGAGGAGAGAGACTTTTTAGTTGTGATCGGAGTCCTTGGCTTGATGGGCAGGAAGCTCGTGGGCGTAGAAAACAGGATATAGCAATCAATATTTTACGTATTCCACAAGGATCGGCTGACCAGTTCTTTGATGATATGAATCTGGTTAGAATTGAAAAGAAGTTTGTTAAAGAGCCAACTTTTACAGGGACATTGAAGTATGAAATAAAAGATAAAAGACCAGTTGATGTTGAATTCAAACGTGGTGGTCCTAAGTTGTTGAAATGGTGGGGATCATTGCCTGATGGCAAGCCCAGACAAGATCATAATTATATTGTAAGCTGTGATATATCAAGAGGGACAGGTGCAAGTAATAGTGTTGCTGCCATTACTGATGTAAATACAAGTGAGGTTGTTGGTTTATATGTTAATCCAAATATTGATGTCACTGACTTTGCCGAACTTGCAGTAGCTTTGTGTTTGTGGGCAGGTGGTGGATCACGTAATACATATTTGATCTGGGAGCAAAATGGTCCGGGTGATACATTTGCCAATAGAATACGTAAGATTGGATATGCTTTTGTTTATTACAAAGTAAATGAAAGAGCAAAGACACGCAAGCGTGGAAGGAATAAGACTTATGGTTGGACTTCTACAACAGGAATAAATGGCACTAAGAATGCTCTTCTTGGTGATCTTGATGCTGCTATTGATGAATCTCTTCAAACTGATAAAAGATTTCCGTATTTAATAATACATGACATGCAAACTATCAGGGAACTTAGAGATTACATTTTTCAGGGTGGAACTATGGATGTTGGTTTGGCTGCTCAGGCCACAGAATCCAGTGGAGCACGTTATGCTCACGGAGATAGAGTAATTGCCATTGGATTATCTCTTCTTGCCATGAAGGAGCAACCAAAAGCTAAGGTTAAGCAAGCACAGAAAGTTCGCAAGAATACAATGTTACACAGGATTCGGGAACGAAAAAAAGAACTCAGTAGAAAGAAAAATGAAGTGAATAAATGGCTGTAAGGAATCAAACATGAGCCTACTCAATCAGCGGGATGTTCGTAAGACTTTTACCCAGAGAATTCGGGAAGGAGCCAGAATTTGGCGGAGGGCAGATCAACCTCGTTTGGCTAAAAGAAATAGGATGGTTAGTAGCTGGGTTTCTGGTTATTTTAATCAAGGCACTAATGCTAAAACACATACTATGAATCTTGTGGATAGAGCAATTGGTATCTTAGTTCCTTATCTGGCAATGTCTAATCCGAGGGTGAATTGTGAAGCTCGTATTCCAAAGTTGAAACCTTGGGCTTATACAACTCAACTTGCTATGAATCATTTGTTACAGGAGATTAAATTTTCTAAAACAGTATTACGACCTTCAATTTTCAATTCTATGTTTGGTGCTGGTATTGTAAAGACTGGAATTATGAAGGAGTGGGAGTCAAGTATATATGGAAATAATCTTGATATTGGGCAACCTTACGCTGCTACTGTGGACGATGAAGATTATATAGGTGATGTAGCTGCCGACACAAGAGAAGATTTTGAGATGGAAGGTAATTATTATGTAATGCCTACTCAACTTGCAAAAGAATTTTTTGGTCTAAAACATGCAGATCATATTTCACCATCTTTCAAACTTTATGGTGATAATACTATCAAAGATATTGTGAAGTCCAATGTGCAAGGTACAGATTATCATACTTTACGATATTGGACAAAGTTGATGGATGTTTACCTTCCAGATGAAGGTATTACAATAACACTTCTTGCTGATGGTGAATACTATAAAATATTAAAGACTACTGTATTTGACGGTCCTGAAGATGGTCCTTATGATTTTCTTGGTTATAAATTTGCAATGAAACAACCTATGCCCATACCTCCGGCATGGGGTTGGATTGATATGGATACGGCAATGAATGTTCTTATCAATAAGATGAGAGAACAGGCGGAGGCTCAAAAAAACATATTAGTATATACTCCTGAAGCTCAAGAAGATGCAGATAATATGGCAACAACAATAAATAATGGTAATTGTAAAGTTGCTGATATTAACAATGTTAAAGCAATTCAATTAGGTGGCACTAACCCTGAGAATTACGAGTGGGTTAGTTATCTTGAACAACAGTTTTCGATACAAGGGGGTAATCTTTATCAACTTGGTGGGAGGGGATCACAAGCTAATACGCTCGGTCAAGAGCAAATGTTGATGACAAACGCATCCCGTATTGTGGATGATATGGTTAATTCGGTATATGATTTTACCCAGAGTGTTATGAAGAAATTTGCTTGGTATATCTGGAATGATCCTATGATTCAAATTCCTACTATCAAGAGAATTGAAGGTGCTGGAAGTGTTGAAGTAATCTTTGATAAGTATGCAAGAGAGGGTGACTTCTATGATTTCAACTTCAAGATTCAACCATATTCCATGCAAAGATTTAACCCGTCGATACAGAGTCAAAAGTTAATGCAGTTCTTATCTGGATGGGTATTACCTGTAATGCCATTGGCTGCACAGCAGGGGGTTAGGCTTGATATTGATGCAGCAACTACCAAGATAGCTGAGTATTTACAATTGGACATCGAAGATATTTGGCAAAGTGCTGTTCCTCAAAGTGGAAATGATATGGGACCGTATCAACCGGCACAAAAGCAATCCAAGATGACCAGTCAATCAGACGATCGTCAAGGAGCTAGTAGTGCAAGTAGAATGGGAAATCTTCAGCAATACGCTTCCAGCCCCCGTGCTGGTCAATCTTCCGCTCCAAATAAATAGGAAACAACAATGAAGAAATTATTTTTGATAATATTGATAACCCTTATGATTATTTGAGGTCTTGACTAAATAAGTAGGAGTAATAATGAAAGAGTTTAAGAAAATATTAGGTGTATTTTTAATTGCAGTAATTATTTCTACTGGTTTACTTCTTACTGGTTTATATCAAATACCTCCCTATTCAATTTCAAAAGTATCAAGGACACAAGTTCAGATGATTGAATCTTCAATGCAATCAGTAGTACAAGTTATTCATGCTGATTGGCCGGGGCATCCAGCATCAGGATTTTATATAGGTAATGATATTGTAGTAACGGCAGGTCATGTAGCTGAGGGGGAACCAAATGGCATTATCTTTGAAGATGGCACAGAATATGAGGTATTAAAAAGTATTGTACATCCAGACTATGATTGTGGTTTTCTTTTACTTCATAGTGTAAAGAAACCTTCTCTTAAATTTGATTTGGTGAAATCAGAACGGGGTGAGGAATTATTTATTTTGGGTAATCGTCTTCAATTGAAATATTGTGTATCAAAGGGAATTGTGTCAAGTGTTGAGACATATATTACCGAGGTTTTTGGGGAAGTTATTTTAGTACAATCTGATTATGATGGATTTTCGGGAAATAGTGGTTCTTGTGTGTTGGATAAGGATGGTGAAATTCGTGGTGTTCATGTTGGATCAAGAAGGGCAAGGATTTCATTTTTTGTTCCTACTGAAGCAATACTTAAAGCATTAAAAGAAGCAAAGTTGGAGATATAATAATGGCCGTTGTTGCTCAAGTGCGCGTAGGTCTTAAATTAACAGGCCTTGGAAATCTTGAAGAGTTTGCAGAGAAGTTTGATGCTGCAACTGTAGCTACTCGTAAATTCAAACAGTATCTTGTACAAGGTACGACAGATGTTGACGAAACATTATCTTTTGGCGATGTGGGTACAGTCACAATGCTGTTTCTTAAATGTGTATCAAATGATGTTGATGTACATCTAAACTACTCTTCGAGCTTCTCGGCAAGTTTGACGATTCAGGAGGGCGAGATAGCAGTCATACCGTCCCCTGCTGGTATTGTGAGAATAAAAAACAATAATGCTGGGGAAGCAGTAACATTAGAAATTACGGCTTTTGGAACAGCGTAAAGGAGACAAAATGCCTCTTTATTTATATAAATGTGATGATTGTGGGGTTGAGATGGAAGAATTCTCAACAATATCAAAACGAGCAAAAACAGTTCCTTGTTCTGAATGTGGGAAGCCTTCCCCAAGGAGTTATGTTTCATCTATGAGTTCTAAGACACAACAGACAGATACAGATCGTGTATCAATTGCTATGGGAGTTCATCCAAGTCAGATTAAGGAAGCTATGAAGAGATTTCCGGGTAGTAAATATAATGAGAATGGTCATTTGCTTTACACTGGTAGAACAGAAAAGAAAGTAAGAATGAAACAAAGGAATTATATCGAATATGATTAAGGAGACAGGAAAATGAAGGTGGTTCCAGCAAAAGATATTATTTTAATAAAGGCACCTAATAAAGAAGATGGAATGGTTACATCGGGGGGAATACATCTTCCTCAAAATGCTAAACTACCCAATACAGATAAGGTTGGTATTGTTAATGCAGTTGGGTGTGATGTTAAAAGTGTGAAAGTTGGAGATAAGGTAGTAGTTGATCCACGTAATTTAGTGGTTGCTGTTATCAATGATGAGGTTTGTATCTTCGCCAAAGATGAAAACATTGTAGCAATATTGAAGGAGGCAGAATAGATGGTATACCTAGAGCACAGTTTTACAGACGGAACAGGCATTCGTATTGTGGATGTTCCTTATCCTGAGTTGAAGCGTGAAGTTCCTACAATACAATATCGTATTTCTCGGCAAGGTGAGAAGGTCCGAATTTTGAAATGTATGTTATTTGATAAAGAAACTGGAGAAGATTTGTTTGCAGAACTTTTAGAGAATTTACTTCAGGTTAAGTTGAAGGAAATTGGGCATCAGTGCGAGAAATGTGAAAAGTATTTCTTACCTAACAGCCCGGCACAGAGACAATGTGGAGATTGTAAGATTGGGGCTATTATTGCAGGTGATGATGAAGATAAATTAGATGAAGGGGCAGAATAATGATTTTAGAAGAGGTAAAAAGAGAAATTGATGAAGAAATTAGAAAAATCTTTTTTGCAGGGGAAGATTCAGGCCCCATTTCTTATAAGAAAATTCCTTTGGAAGATTTTGATAGAGAATATTTGACAAAGTTAGTTCAAGTTCTTCTTTCAAGAATACCGGGGAACGAAATTATAGATGAAATTATTGAAAGAGGCAGACAATGTTAGGATGGAATAGAAAGAAAGATAAAGAAGATGATAAAGTCACTGACGAAGTAGTTGATGAGAAGACCGAAGAACAAAAGGAAAGTTCAACTAATGGTCCTGTTCATGCTATGGGAGATGGTGACGTTGTACCGGAGGCTTTAAGTAAAAAGCTTGCGGAGATACGTGGTCAGGAAGAACCTGATTTTGAAATGGTCGAGGTAGATAAGGATGGTAACCCTATCAAGACCGATGAAGATGTAGTCAAGGAGGATGAAGTTTCCAGCGATGAAGTCGATGATTCGCAGGGTGTTTCTGAAGAAGATAAGTCTGAGTCCGAGGACGTTGAAGACACTTCAGAATATGAGCATATTGAGCTTGACCCTCGACTGGAAGCTGCCGGTAAGAAACTTGGTTGGTCCGAAGATAAAATTATCAAGGTGGCCGAAACCGACATTTCGATTCTCGAAGATTTAGCCAATCAATTCGAGCAAGATGAAACACACCGGCAAGACACGGAGGTTGATGAGGAAAAGGGGGCCAAGGATAAGGCCGATCTCGTTGATGAGGAAGCTCTGGCTAAGTTTAAGAAAGAACATGGTGATGCTGCGAATGATATTGTTGATGTGATTACAAGGAGGGTTGAGGCTAAATTTGCAGACCAGTTTAAGAAAGTTGATGACTTTGAATTAACGTCAAAAGAAAAAGCTCTTCAGGAAGCTTCAATGCAACGGGGAGCAATTGCCAATGATGTTTTTGATCGACATGTCAAGACTTTCAAGGAATTTGGTCTCACTAAAGATTTACCTAAAAGTCAATCCGGTGAGATTTTTACCAATAGTCCAGCGATGACAGTTAGAGCCAAGGTGTACAAAGTTGCTGATATGTTTCATCAAACTAATGGTGGATCATTTGAGAGTGCGATGAATGAAGCATTGACTTGGTATGCTGGTACGCAGGGAGTTACTAATGCAACGAGACAAGTTGTAAAGGATTTGAAAGATAACCAAAAACGATTTTCTCCTAAGCCAACAAGACGAAGGATGGTTAAGGTGTTTAAAAACACGGATGCTAAGGCCGCCAACATCGTCCAACAGGCAAGGAAGAAAGCAGGTATTGAGTAAGGATTACTCAGCTAAGGAAGGTGTATTATAGAGATTTCGATTGAACAGGCAGTGGATATTGGATTTTCCACGCTTGAAGGTTATGCCAAGGATAGTGATCGTCTTGAGATGACACTAAAGGAGGCAAACTATCAGGCTGTCAATGATTTGTTCGGTAAGGACAAATATGTATTGGGCGGTGGTGATAGGATAGAAGGATTTATCACTCTTGCAGATCAGGGAAATGCAAAACACATTTCTCTGTGGGAAGAGGATAGTGATAATGTTGTAAATACGGACAGCAAGTGGACAGTTAATTGGACTCATGCCACAACTAACATGTCTTACAACCGTATTGAACTTGGTATGAATATGGGCGACGATGTTAAGGTATATGATTATCTGAACGGGAAGCGTAAAAACATGTTCCGTGAATTTGCTGAAATACTTCATGATGCCATTTTTCAGTCGCCTACAAGTGCGTCTGATGAGCTAAATCCACATGGACTGATTTCGTGGATTTCTGAAGGTACTGATGGTTCTGTTGGAGCATTTAATGCCTACAGTGCAAGGTATAATGATGGTTCTGGTACTGCCTATGATGTTGGTGGTGTTGCATCAAGCGCGAGTTTTAATGCTCGATATGCGTCATACTATGCTGACCATGATGGTAATTTAGGTGACAATCTGATTACTCTATTGGATCGAGCAACAATACAGACTAACTTCGTACCACCTATCGTGGTAGAAGAGGTTGCCCAGAAGCATAATTTTATGAATTATCGTTACTTTACGAGCATCAATGTTCTTACAAATCTTAATCATCTTCAGTTGTTATCAGATGATAAGGTTGGACCTGATCTTGGTAAGTATCATGGTCATACAATTTATAAGGGTACACCGTTTATCTATGTCCAGAAATTGGATACTGCCAATACGAGTACTTATGGCACTGATCCGATTCTTGCATGTAATATGGATTACATCAAAGTTAGTATTCTTCGGGAGAATAACTTTGTTTTAGGTAAACCGTATCCGAGAGATCAGCTACATAATGTTTTGAAGGTCACACTCGATTTGAGTTACGCCATCTGTTCAACGAACAGGCAAAGGCACGGGTTCTTAATCAACGAGAATTCAGGTCTTTAATAGAAAGTTTTAATGTAGTCTAAGGGATGGAGTTCCTAC